GTTTTACGACAGTGGCCAGGCCCGCGGCGACGAGCTCGTCGGCGTCGCGTTCGGCCAGCTCCAGCACGGCGCCGGCTGCGTGCTCCTGCGAGCGCAGCCGCACGCCCGTGGTCAGTCTTACGGTGATCATAGGTCCTCCAGGTAGTGGGCGGTGGTAAACTCGTCGCGCCAGACGGCGATGCCGCCGGCAAAATCCATCAGCCGGCCGGCGGCAAAATCGACCGGGGTGAAGCCCGCGCCAGGCTCCCAGCCGGCGAGGGCGGCCTTGATCTCGTCGCGCAGGGCTTCGAGGGTTTCGTGCGCCGGACCGCCGCTGGCGGCCTGCGCGGCGTGCTTGACCATCAGCTCGACGCCGAAGCGCACGGTGATGCGCTGGGCGTGCGCCTCGAGCAGCTCATCGTGTTCAGCGTCCTCGGCGAGCGGCAGCACGTAGGCAGCCGGATAACCGCCGGGCTGCGCGCCTTCGAGGGCCAGCAGCACCTGGCGCAGGCCGGGGCACTGGGCTTTGAGCCGGTCGACGACAGGCGACAGCAGCATGTCGTCAGTAATCGTCCAGGCCGCCGCCGCCGAAGGCAGCTTCGCCCCGGGCCCAGGTTGGCGCGGCGAGCGTGACCGGGGCCGAGGCGGCGGGCAGGCCGAGAGCGAGACTGCCCTCGGCGATGGCGCGCAGCAGCCGGCGCGCATTGTCGGCGGCGGCCTTGACGCGATCGGGCGTGGCGTCGGCCCACAGGCGGAAACGCGCCAGGTCGCAGGCGATGCCGACGATGAGCGCCGGCACCGCGGCGAGCGGCAGCGTGTAGCGGCCGGCCAGGTGCGCGTCGATTTCGGCCTCGGTGTCGGCGAGCGCGCGCGCCACCACATCGGCGTCCCAGGCGCCGTCGCCGTCGCGGTCGGCGAGCTGGGAGAGCTCGGCCTCGCCAAAACGGTCGATGAAATCCTGCGCGCTGGCGTAGGCCATCGCTTACGCGGCCTCGGCGGCGCCGGCGGCGACGAGCGCCGCCGCCTGGTCGCGCGTGAGGGTCAGGGTCTCGCCGACGGCGTAATCGACGCCGTCATGGCGCACCGGCGCGGTGATCGTGACGCCGACGAGGGCTTCGGTGGCGCCATCGGCCGAGGCCCTGGCGCCGGCGGGTGGGTTGCCGGTCTTGCCCACGATTACGCCACCGCCGCGCTGATGAGGTAGCCGGCGTTGATGCTGGCGGCCACCGGCGCGAGCTCGTCGGTGACCGGATAGATCCAGCTCTTCGCGTTGCGGTCCTGGTAAGGCGTCTCGACGACGGGATAACCGCGCAGCCGGTAGGTGTAGCCGTAGCTGGGCAGCCCGGCGTCCTGCAGGCTGCCGGTTTCGGTGTAGGCGACCACGACATACTTGCCCCACACGTCCTGGATGGCGCCCGCGGCGTCTTCGTAGACCGCATCGCCGACCACCACGCGCCTGACGTCCCACAGCGTGGCCAGCATGTCGAGCGTGATCGAGTCGCGGCCGGTGTACTTGATGCGGTCGACGATCAGCGGATGCGTCTTCAGCGCCGCCCACACCTTCGGGCCGAGCACCACCGTGTTGGGGCGCTTGCCGACGGCGGCGCGCACCGCCTCGATGGCGGTCTGGATGTCCTTCGACGGGTTGGAGACGCCGGAGGTCTGGTCCGACCACTGGCTGGTGCCGGAGAGCGTCGTCTTGTTCGCCGCCTGATAGCTGGCGGCATTCGTGGCGATGGCGGCGGCCGCGACCTCGTTGGCGAGCTGGATGATGTTCTGCGTCTTGAGCACCGCCACGCGCCCAAGGTCGACGCCCGGCACGGCGTTGGCGTCCTGCATGTGCTCGAAGGGCACCTGGCCCTCCAGGCTGAACTGGGACAGCGCGAAGGCGGCGCCGCTGTAGCCGAACTGCACGCGCTTGGTGGCCGCGCCCGGCGCGCGCGCCGTGTTGTAGAGGCGGAAGTCCTCGCGGCCGAACTGGATGATCTTGCCGCCGCGGCTGTCGACCGGCACCACCGGGAAGAGTACGGGGAAGATGAGTTCGCCGTTCTGGTATCCCTGGGCGATGGTGGTGAGGATCGGGTCGATCACCCGCGCCTGGGCGTTGGTCATTTGCGTCATGGTTCTGGCTCCTGGTTAAGCGACGTTGGGGATGAGCAGCACCTCGATCATCTGGCCGGCGCCGCCGGCCGCCTCCAGGGCGATGCCGACCTTGGCGCCCGAGGAGGCCCAGGTGATGGCGCGGCCGGAGGCGTCCGACTTCACCGTGGCGCCGGCCGAGATGGCGGCGCCGGCCTCGACGATGGCGGTGCCGAGGACATCGACGGTGATCTTGTCGCCAGCGGCGGCGGCCTGGCGGCAGACGCCGAGCGTGTTGGCGTCGGCGCCGGCCTGGGCGCCGGCGGGCGTGACGAAACGGTTGGCGGCGATGGTGCCGGCGGCGACCAGGGTGAGCGCCAGGACCGACGAGTTATTCTGTGACATACGGATCTCCTGTCAGATCAGTTGTGGGCGACGGCCGCGAGCGCCTGCTCGATGCCAACCTTGTGCGCGACGGCATGCGCCTGCGCGCGCCGAAGCAGGTCGAGTCCATTCGGATCGACCGTAAAACCGGGGGGCGCGGAAAAGCCCACGCTCGTGGCGCCGCCCTCGGCGCCGGACACCTCGCCGAACTCGACCTGCTTCGGCAACTGGCGCAGGAAGGTCCTGAAGGCCTCGGCGAGCGGCTGCTTCGCTTCGCCCTCGCCGAACTCGACGACCGAATCCTGGCCGGCAACGAAATCGAGCAGCGCCACGCACAGTGCGCTCTGCGCCGGCGCGAGGCGGCCCTCGCGCGCGAGCGCCTCGGCGAAGGAGGCATGCTCGGCGTGGCGGGCGGTGGCGGCGGCGGCGCGCTCGCGCGCGGCGGCGGCCTCGATCTGCTGTTTCAGGCGGGCGTTTTCCGCCTCGAGGGCGGCCTTCTCTTCAGGGCTCACTGCGTACTCCTTGTCGGTGGCATCGGAAAACGCGGCCGGGAAAGCGGCCGCGGACGTCTCGCTCACGACCGCATCTTCTTCCAGCGTGCCGATGGCGTAATCGGGGATCACAGCGTCGATCTTCTCCAGGCCGAACTGGCTGATCAGGAAATCGCGCAGGCGCCGCCACAGGCTGGCGTTCTGGCGCGCGCCGAAGTCAGCGAACTCGACGACGCCTGCTTCGCCGGCCGCGAACTCGGGCGTGCGCAGCCCCTTCACGGCCGGCGGCTGCGCGCCGAGGAAGCCGACGTGGCGCAGGTAATAGACGCCCGGCACCGGATTGCCCGGCGCCTGCGGCGTGAAGAAGCTGGCGGAGATTTTTTTGAAGCGGCCGGCGGCCACTATCTCGGCGAAGGCCGGCTCGACCTGGTGCGGCTCGGCCTCCAGGGCGCCGGCAAAAGACAGCGACTTCACCCAGCCGTAGGCCGGCGCATCCAGCTTCGGGTGGCCGACGACGATCGGCGCCTCGTGTTTTTCCGGATCGTAGGCGGCGGCGGTGGCGGCGAGGTCCTCGGCGGAGAAATCGATCACCGCGCCGCTCATGGCGACATGGCGGCCGGGCCGGAAGATTTCGAGCGGTTTGCGAGCGGACATGCCGCGATGATGGCGGCGCGACCACCGCGCGGTAACGCGGAAGCGCTGCGGCGGGAGCGCGGCGCGGGGATCTTTTACAGGCTACCCGCGGCGGCGGCGGGCGTCAATACGGCCGCCGCGGTCACGCGGTCACTCCGCCGCGCCCGAGACGTGTTCGGTGATGATGTCGAGGATGGCGCGCTCCGCCTGCGGCGCGAGCGTTGCTGCGGCATCGATCGGCAGGAAGGGGCGTGGCGGGATCGTCACCTTGCGGCCGCGCCCGGCCCGCCCGCCTAACTGGTGGATGGCGGCGTACTCGGCGCTCGAGCCGAGCGACAGCTCCGCGGCGCCGGCGCGATAGTGGATCGAGGCGCCCGACAGGAAGCGCGATTCGCCGATCAGCGGCCGCTTGGCCATCACGCGCGCCACGCCTTGCGCCGACAGGCGGCCGTCGCGCCGGAAGTTCCCGCCGCCCCGGCGCAGCAGGGCGGCGAAGGTGGCCGGCGCGTTCAGCGCCCAGCGCCGCCCCCAGGGGTCGGTCGACGTCTCGAAGGTGTGCCGCGTCTGCGCCAGCAGCGCCTCGCCGATGGCGGCGAGCGCCGGGCGGGGATTTTTAACGGCGGCGGCGAGGCGGCCGAGGGCCGCCTGCACGGCAGCATCGTCGACTTCGATCTTGAAGAGGGCCATCGGTTTGCCCTATACTCACGCCTGAAGGCGGATTCGTTTCGGACGTTCTGGGCCGGGGGGCGCGCAGCGCAGCATCGGCCACCGCCTGCTTCTACGGCAGCTTGACCACCAGCGACAGCAGCGCCAGTGTCCGGTTTTTTCTGCCGGGCCGAATTTCGTACACGACCCGATACAGCTCGTCGCCATACCGCTTGTAGGCCACGATCGAATCCAGATGGCGCACCGTGGCACGCCCGGGTTCGATGCGGTCGGCCTCCGTCAGCGTGCGCCATGCCCTGTCGTAATCGGCCGCCAGGATCGGCCGTTGATCGCCGCCATCATGCTCGTGAGCGCGCGCGACATGCCGCGGCACGTCGGCAGGCAAAATACCGATGAAGCCGCGCACGTCGCGGCCGGTGGCGGCCTCGATCTCGGAGAAGTTGTCCGGGAACCCGAGCCACGCATCATGGCTGATGCTGCGGTCGGCCAGCACGGCTGCCGCGAATCGGGATGGCGGCCGCTGCGCCTCGATGTAGCGGTTCACATCGCGCGACAGCGCGCTCGAGATGGCCGGCGGGAAGCGGATCAGTTTTTCCGCGACCATCTCGCGCAGCGGCGTTTGCGCGCCGGCGCCGGGCGCGTAGTCCCAGCCGGCATCGACGCCCGGCAGCCGCCCCCGGGCATCGCGCGCATCCCAGCCCCCCGGTGGCGCCGCCCTGCCGGCCGCCCGCGCGGCGGCGTAATCGGCCGCGCTCGCCGCCGAGAGGTAGCAGTGGCAGCCCCAGCCGTTGGGCGGACTGTGCGTCTGCCAGAACGGATGCGACCTGGGCAGCACCAGCCCGTCCCAGGCCACGTGCAGCGGGCGCGGATGCAGCACGCCGTCGGCGTGGCGGTACTTGAGATACGGGCGGCTGGTGGCGAGATCCGGGTCGTTGAGCTGCCGCCAGCGGCCGGCGGCGTAGCTGCTCGCCATGTTCGTCTCGTAGATGACGCGCGTGCGCCAGGCGCGGCCGGCGCGGCTGCCCTCGCCGGTCCAGCCCGTCCAGCCGTGCTTCGCCACGAGGCCCTCGAAGTTCGCGCGCCACCACTGGAGCGAACGGCCCTCCTCGATGGCCTGGCCGATGGCGGCGTGCAGGTCGGCCACCAGGTCCGCCTTCAGCGCCCCGGCGACGATGAAGCCGCGGTCGTGCGCCGCACCGCGGATGTCGTCCCAGCGCCGGCTCGGCAGCGCCAGCTTGGCGCGGAAAAACTCGATCTGCTCGGCGAATGGCCGCCCGAAGTCGGCCTCAATGCTCATCGGCGACATCCGACATGCCGGCCAGCTCGGCGGCGGCGAAACCCGCTGCCATCACCTCGGCGAGCTGCGCCGTCGGCAGCTCGCCGTAGGCGGCGAGCAGCGCGTCGCGCAGCTCCTCCAGCGAGCCGGCGCGCGCGGCCAGCGCGCGCACCTGCTCGATCAGGGCGTCGAGCGCCGGGCCGGCCTCGAGGTCGAGCCGCTCGACCAGCGCGCCGACCGGCGAAGGGTCGTCGCCTGCCGCCGCCCCTTCGGCAAACGCGGCGGCCGCGCCATCTGCATCCCCGTTCGGCCCCGCGCGCCCGCGGGCGGGGGCCGCCTCCCACTCGCCGCCGTAGACGTCGATGACGTGTTTCAGCGTCGGCCGGTATCCCGACGCCTCCGCCACCAGCTTGTCGGTCTCGGCGCGGATTTTCAGATCCTCTTCTTCTTCCACCCGGCGCCACACCCGGGGGAGGGCGGCGCCGGGGAAGTTCCACTCCGTCAGCCAGCGCGCGATGCTGGCCGAGAAGCTCATGCAGACGAGGTCGGCGTCGGCCCGGACCAGGTCCCGGCGCACCTCTTGTTGCTCTGCGCTGCTGCCCAGCTTGCCCGGCGTGCCCGAGGTGGTCGCCGTCTGGCCGATGGCGATGACCAGAATGGCCTTGTTCATGGCGTCGAGAAAGGCCTGGTGGTCGGCGGTGCCGGCTCTGGTGGCTTCCAGCACTTCGGCGTGCATGCCCTCCGGAACGACGATGGCGGTGTCACGCTGGATCGCCTGCAGGGCGTAGAGGAGCTTCCTCTGCTCGTCCTCGGTGGCGCCGCCCGGAAACCTGCCGAGCAGCGTCGGGCTGCCGAACTTTTCCAGGAACACGGACCAGAACTTGACGCCGTTGCGCTTCAGCCACACCGGCCAGTAGAGCCAGTGCGCCAGACCGAGACCGTAGGGCGCATCATCGTGGTCCGCCCCAGTGGCAAAGCTCCAGAACTTGCGCTCCGGCAGCAGCTCGCCCAGCGGCTGCCGGAAGGTTTTCAGGCGCAGACGGCCGCTGCCGTCGAAGCCAAAACGGCGGCGATCGCGCACCTTGATGCCGGAGAGCGTCACGCGGCCGCCCTCGACCGCCCACAGCGCCTCGGCGACGGCGAAGCCGTAGAAGACGCCATAGAGCATCTTGAGGGTGATTTCGTCCCACGGCAGGCGCGCGATCTGCCCGGCGACGAACCCGGCGGCCTGGCGGTCGATGCGGCTCTCGCCACCGGGCGTCACCTCCCACGGGCAGGCGACGACGGCATGAAAGCGCTGCTGCAGCGCGGCCTTGACGTGGTCGTCCCGCAGCACCTCGCGGTAGATGAGATAATCGCCGCCGCCACGCGACATCAGCACGCTGTCGTCGGGCGGCACCACGGCCAGCGGGTCGAGCCAGCCGCGCGTGATGTCGCGGCCGTCCAGGGAGGTGGCGATTTCGGCCCTTTCGGGCTGCCCGACGGCATCTGCGCTCATGCTGACTCCGGGAATAGCGTTAAACCAGCGTTAAATCCGCCCAGGACGGCCGATCGCCGCCCGGGTGGTAAAAGGGTATTACCCGCCGCGCCGCGCCGCCCCTGGGCCGTTTTAAGCGGTTTTTCGGAAATCACAGGTATCCCTCCAGGTCGCCGCCGGCCGCCGGCGCCGCCCAGGAGGCGCGCGCGCCGGCCGACAGGAAGGCGATCTCGCCCGGCGCCGCGTCCGCTGCCGCCGACACCGCCAGGAAACAGGCCCAGGCGCGGTCGGCATGGCCGGCCGCGTCGGCCTCGGCCACGAAGCGCGGCGTGCCGGTCGGGCCGCTCACCCGGCGCAGCTTGTGCAGGTCGGCGCGCACGGCCGCGTCGCCCTGCGGGATGCGGATCTTGCGGTCCTCGAAGGCCTCCCGCCCGGCCGTGGCCAGGGCCAGCTTGTTCGGCCCGGTGAACAGCACCCCCTCGATGCGCAGGCCGCCGTGGCGCCGGCGCGCGTCCTCGACCGGCTTCTCCCCCATCCCGGTCTGATCCATCGCGCAGCGCAGCACCCGGTAGCGCCGGAAGACCTCGTCGAGCAGCGCGTCCTGCTCGGCGAAGCTGATGCGCCGGCGCGCCACGACCTCGCGCGTCCACAGCACGTCACCCACTTGCTCCAGTACCCATATGACATACAGGTCGTTGCGGGCGGCGATGTCCACGCCGATATAACAGGGCCCGCCGGCATACAGCTCCGGCCGGCCGGCCTGCTCGTGCTCGCAGCCGTTGATCAGCTCGTAGGAAAGCCAGGCGCTCGCCTCGTCGAGCCACTTCAGCTCGTATTCCTGCGCCCAGCCGTCGGCATCGTTCATCGACAGGCGCATCTCCTCGATGTCGAAGGGCAGGCCGTCGGCCACGGCGCGGTAGATGTCCACCGTGTGGCGGCTCCAGGCAGCAGCGAGCTTCTCGTCGGTCATCAGCTCGTAGAACTTGTTGCCCTTGCCGTTCGGCGTGCTCGTCACCCGCAGCTTGTAGCCGCGGCTGGTCACCGGCATCAGCGCGCGCCAGATGGCGTGGCTGTCCTGGTGGAAGGCGAATTCGTCGAGGAAGACGTTGGCCGAAAAGCCGCGCGCGGTGTCCGGGTTGGCCGGCAGCGCCGTCACGCGGCTGCCGCCCGGGAAGATCACCTCCAGCTTGTTGTAGGTCGCGCCGCCGGCCTCCTCGCGTCCCTCGACGGCCTCCAGCAGCAGGCCGTATGCGCGGGCGTGGCGCTTGACGCCCTCCTCGATCGCCTCGCGCGCCTGGCGCTCGCCGCGCGACAAGATCACCCAGCGCGCGCGCCGGCGGTGCGCCTCGGCCTCGAAGCAGTCGTCGACGATCTCCAGCGTGGTGGTGAAGGTCTTGCCGGTCTGGCGCGCGAACATGCCGATCTTGAAGCGCGCGCGATCCTCGAACCAGGCGCGCTGGTAGGCATAAAGAGGGATGACGGGGGCGGCCACGCTCAACCCCCGTAGAGTTCCTCGCGCACCCGGCGCAGCGCCTCGGCCGGGCTGAGCGCGCCGCCCGCCGCGGCGCCGATGCGCTCTCCGATGGCGGTCTTCTCCGGGCTCACGCGCCGGTTCGCCGCGTGCAGCTTGCTGATCGTATCCCCCAGGGTGGCCATCGCCTGGATGCCGCGCTCCAGCGAGCAGTCGGCGCGCGCGAGCTCCTCGAGCAGCGCCTCGCAGCGCACCAGCGCCGCGGCGATGATGCGGTCGAGCGCCTGGCCGGTGCCGCCGCCGGCCACCGTCAGGCAGGCCTTCTGCGCGCGCTCCCAGTCGTCGCCGGCGCGCCGCGCCTGCGCGTACCAGCGCCGCGCGGTGGCGAGCGGCACGCCGGCCTTCCCGGCCGCCGCCTCCAGCGGCAGCCCGCCGACGTAGGCGGCGCGCAGCGCGACCTTCTTCTCCGGCGCGTGCGCCATCAGAACAGCTCCCGCAGCCGGTCGACGTGCTCGCGCCCCTCGGCGCTGAGCAGGACGCGATCGCCGTCCAGTCGCACGGCGCCGACGTCGGCCAGCCAGCGCAGGTCGGCGCGCACGCGGTCCAGTGTGGCCGCCACGTTGTGCACCGTCTCCAGCTCGTCGCGCAGCGCGCGCGCCACACTCATGCCGCCGGTGAAGGCCAGGCTCGCCAGCAGGCTGTTGCGCCGCCGCCGGTCGCTCTCGTTCATGTCAATCCTTTCTGCAGGATGATGTTGGTCAGCTGGCGCAGGCTGGCGTCGATGCCGTCGAGCCGCCCGGCGATGCTGGAGACATCGCTCCTGACCGAGTTGACCTTCTCGTGCAGCCCCTCGAGGTGGGCGTGGTTCGGCGCCCCCTGCAGCCGCGTCTCCAGCCGCGCGATGCGGTCGGCGTGCTCGTCCTTCCAGCCGTCCATGTCGGCCTGCAGCTCGTTGATGCGCTCGTTGGTGACCTTGTTCTTGTTGGCGATGTACATGTAGAAGGCCACCCCCCAGGTGAGCATGAAGTTGGCCGCGCTGATGGCGAGCGCGATGTCCTGCGTTTCCATCCTCACCCCCCACACACGGCGCGCTCCAGGTCGCGCTGGCACTCGACGCAGGTCTGCACGCCCGGCACGGCGCGCCGGCGCCGAATCGGAATGCCCTCTCCGCACGCCCTGCATTCGTCGGCCGAGTCGCGCCAGGTCTTGCCGGCCAGGCCGGCGCGGCGCGCCTGCGCCCGCAACGCATCCTCGCGCATGCGCTCCTCTAGCTCGGCGGCCCGGTCGAAAATGTCCATGCCTCCTCTCCTCTAAAGCACCTTGCTGGCGCGGCAGACCAGGCCGCCCTCGCCGGCGCCGGGGTTGGGCGCATCCGACTCCCAGCGCCACCACCACTGGCCGGCGGCCTGGAGCGCAACGTCGGCGTGGAACAGCCCGACGCCGTCCCTCACGATCTCGCCGCCGACGCCGTAGGTATAAGTCATCACCGTGCCGGCCGGCGACTTCACCTTCAGGCGCAGCGCGCCTGGATCGGCCGCCGCGCCGGAGAGATCGGTCAGCGCGAGCGTCAGATGCGCCACGTCGCCGATGACGAAGCTATCCGCCACGGCGCGCCCCCATCGCAAGGCCGCTGCGGTGCCGTGCGGCGCAGGCCAGCCGGGTGAGGGGGGCATGTGCCGGAGCGAGCCCGCAGACGCGCGTCGCCGTGGCGTCGAGCGCTGCGCGCCGGCGCGCCTGCGCGGCGTCGAGCGCTGCGCGCCGGCGCGCCTGGGTGACGACCCATAGCGGCGCGATCGACGCAGCGTCGCCGAGCGTGCCCGAGCCGTCCGAGAGCGCTGCGGCGGCGCCCAAGAGCGGGATCTGCGTCGTGAGCGCGCCGTCGGCCACGGCCTGCGCCAGCGCCGCGGCGTCGAGCCGGATGACGGTGGTGAGCGTGGCCGCGCCGAGCGACCCGGCACCGGCGGCGCCGGAGAGCAGGATGGAGACGGTGAGCGTGGCCGCGCCCTGTCCCGTCGTCTGCGCGCTGCCGCCGAGCGTGATACCGGTGGCGAGGCTGCCGGCCGCCGCGGCCTGCCCCTGGCCGCCACCGGTCAGGGGAATGGCGGTCGCGAGGCCGGCCGCCGCCGCGGCGGCGGCAAGGGCCGCGCCATCGAGGCGGATTTGCGCCACCAGGCCGCCGGCAGCGCTCGACACAGACATCGCGGCACCATCGAGGGCGATCGGCGCGCTGAGCGTTCCGGAGCCCCCCGCCGCGGCCAGCGCGGCGCCGGCGAGGCGGATTTCGGTCGTGGGCGCCCCGCCGGCCTGCGCCTCGGCGAGCGCCTGGCCGAGCAGCCGGATCAGCGTGGCGAGGGGGGCGGATGCCGTGGCCTGGGCGGCGGCGGCGCCCTCCAGGACGGCGGCACCACCGCCCGACTCGGCCAGGAGATCCGCGTCGAACCAGGCCCGCGCCTGCAACTCGGGCGCGAACCAGCCGTCCGGGTGGGCGCGGAGGTCGAAAAACCCGATCATGGCGTCACTGCGTCCTGTACCACTTCAGCAGCGCGCCGGCCTTCGCCGTGATGGCGCTCGACGCGACTTCGCTGGCGAAGCGCGCGATCACCGTGCCATTCGTGCTCGGCTTGATGAATCCGCAGATTAATGCGATGTTGCCAGCCGTCAGGCTGCTGGCATTCGAGGCCGCAGGCGTGTCGTAGGCCGAGGCGTAGTTCGTCGTCATCGAGGTCGCCGTGAGCGTGTTCTGACTCGTATAACTGAGCAGCGTCGGCGAGGCCGGACCGTTTATCGCCCAGCGCGATCCGGTCGTCGTCGCGGCGGCCGTGTAGGGGATCGTGAACTCGAAAAAATACGTCTCGCCGGCCGTCACGTCGAACGACAGGCCGGTCACGTCCTGCATCGTGTTCGCCACGGCGCTGTTGTTCACGACGTCGCTGGAGAGCACCACCAGATTCAGCGCGTTGACCGCCGCGCCGCTGCCGTTGTTGTTGCTGTTCGTTTTGCTCGCGCCCTGGCTGTCGGCGATCCAGAATCCGGCCGCCTCGTGGTAGTGCAGGCACTCGCCGGCGGCGAGCGTGACCTTGATCAGCTCGACGTCGGTGCTGCCGTCGGTGTGCTTGAGGGTGACGGTCTGCGCCGTGGTGGCGTGTCTGTTGCGCACCGTGAGCGACTTCACGGTGCGGTAGGTCGCGGCGGCCGGGCTGCCGACCACCGTGGTCGTGGTCGCCGTCGAGATCGCCGTGTTGGTGCGCCCAGGCGTGACCGTGCCGCCGCTGAGGTCGCACCACGAGGCATGCACGTCGGTCGTCACCGCCGCAGAGGTGACGACGCGCAGCAGGTCGCCGGTCGAAGCGAGCAGCAGCATCAGTTATCGATCTGCACGGAGAGCGCGGCGGCGTTGAATGTCGGCGCGGCGTCGCCGTCGTTGATGGTCTTCGCCTGCGCCAGCGCGGCGCACCACAGCAGGTTGCCGCCGCTCGAGGCATCCGCGATGAACCAGTGCGTCACCTGGCCCCAGTTGCCCGTCGGCGCCGGAAAGGTGATGGCGTTAATGTTGCTCGTCGTGCCGTTCCCGCCCGACGGCGCCGCCCACTGCGCCGAGGCGTTCGCCACCGCCACGCGGGCGTAGCCGCCGCCGGAGACCTCGGTGCCGAAGCCGCTGTCGGAGCAGGCGGTGGTGCTCAAGCCGATGTAGAGCGTGCCCGGCGCGCTGTAGGCGGCGCCGCGAAACAGGTGGTCGATGAGCTTGCCTTCGAGGTAGTCGCTCATCGCGCCGGCCTGTGCGGCCGTGCAGGCCAGTGCCGCCAGCGCGGCGGCGAATCCGTGCAAGATGCGCATGTTCAGCCTTTCTTGAAAATCCCCTTCAGATTAAATATCCCCACCAGCGTCTTTATGATGCCGGCGAGCGACGGCCACAGCTGCTCGAACTCCTCGATCGCATCAGTGGCGCCGGCGTAGGCCGCCTCCAGCGCGCCGCGCACGGCGGCGAGCTTCTGCTCGCCGTGCCCCGATCCGGGAATGGCCTCCTCGACCGCCTTGATGGCGGCGATGATCCCGGGCAGCAGGCCCAGCATGAGCTGGGCGCGGGCAAAAAACGTCATATTCTGTCTCCTTCTTAAAATTGACAGCGCACGCCGAATGCGGCGCCGTCGACGCGGTCAATGAAAACCTTCTCCTCCGTCGGCCTCTCCAGGTGCGGGCGGAGCCACGGGCGGCAGGCCGATTTTTCGGGTGGTGGCCACTGTGAGCACGATGTTGACGAGAGCGATAACGCCAGCAGCCACGGCAGACCACGCCGCCTCGTCGACCGGCAGCGGCAGGCCGAAGGCGGCCGCCGCCTGGGCGGCGGCGACCAGAAAGGCCGCCAGCGCCGTGACCGCGATCTGGCCGGTCTTCCAGGCCGCCGGATCAGCCACCTGCTCACCCTTGCGAAACACGCGCGCGAGCGCGATGAGTTTTTGCAGCATGCGTCAGTCCTCCAGGTAGAAGCAGGGCGCGCCACGCCGCTGCGCCGCCGCCACCAGGGCGGCCGGGGTCAGCGTCGCGCCCAGCGCGATGCCGGCCGCGGCCAGCACCGACCAGGCATATTCGGCGCACTGCCAGCGCCGGTCGGCGCCTGGGGCAAGCAGGCGCAGCCAGGCGGCGACGGCCTGCCAGCGACTGTAACGCTCGCCCACCCGCGCGAGCGCCGCCGTCTCGACGCCCTCGTTCCAGGACGCATCGAGCGGCAGCCAGTAGCACGGCAGCAGCCCGGAGAGCGGCATGATGCGCACGCCGGGCTGCTGCCGTGCTACTGGCT